CGCGTTGACGGAGTTGCCAAAAATACTCCGCCTCTCGATGAGGGATGGGTCCTCATCTTGGGCAGTAATAAGAAGCCCCTTTTAGACGTTCAGTCAGCTGATGTTGCTTTGAACGTCGCAACGGATTCTTCAGAAAGTGAGACTACGACTTCTAGTCAGGTGTTAAACTTTATCGAAGAATCCACAGGTTTGCAAAATAACCACTCCACAACACATGGTGACATAGCTACTGCTGGAACTACAGCTAATACTGACTTACATGACTTTTTGAGCCGTCCAGTCAGAATTTCTACGTTTCAGTGGACCACAGCACAACCAGCAGGTACTCAACCCGCCGGAGATCTTCCATGGTCTCAATATTTGGCTAATCCTGCTATTTTGAACAAGCTCAAAAATTACGCTTTTTTGCGAGCTACGCTGTGTCTAAAGTACATCATTAGTGCGACCCCTTTCCACTATGGTTCAATTCGCGTGGCGTATGAACCTAATGTGGCCTTTGTGACGGGTGATAGAACATCAAAAGTGCGATCTAATCCCACTTCGTCTTTGTCACTCACGATACCCTATTCTCAGCTACCAGGGACATGGATCTATCCAGCCGACAATTCGGGTGGTGTGATTCGTGTACCGTTTTTCCGGCATACCAATTGGTTACCATTGAATTCTCTGGTTGCGTCACAAAATATGGGCCGTGTCACATATATGATTGTAAACCCTCTACAATTGGCCACTTCTACAGGTACTACTACTGTTACAGTTGAGTGCTTTGCGTGGCTGGAGGATGTACAGTTGAGTGGAGCTACAAACGAACTTTCATTACAAGCACGTGATGAATATATAGGACCTGTTAGTTCTGTAGCTAGTTCAGTTGCATCAGCAGCTGGACGTTTATCCGATGTGCCTGTTATAGGTAAGTTTGCCCGTGCAACAGAGATTGGTGCGGGTGCAGCAGCAGGAATCGCAGCGTTGTTTGGGTACACAAATGTGCCTAATACTAACACTGTGTCAGCCGTTGTGCCGACAGCGAACCCCCATTTGGCGTCCAGTGAAATCTCTGTTCCAATACAGAAATTAACACTAGATCCGAAACAGGAGTTGTCAGTTGATCCTACTTTGCATGGTGTGAGTTCTGATGATGAGATGTCGATTCAAAATATCGTGTCTCGGAAGTCCTATCTCACCATTGCATCATGGTCAACCACCAATCTCGTAGGTGATGTCTTATTCAATGTCGCTCCTTCACCAGCATTATTTGACAGTGTTGCTATTAAAGCAACTGGTGTTACAAAATCTCTGCGTGTATATCACACACCCATGTCTTACTTGGGTATGTTGTTCACACATTGGAGAGGAGACATAATATTTGAATTTGATGTCATTTGCACGAAATTCCACAAGGGTCGTTTGAAGATCTCATGGGATCCGCTTGGGAATGGAGGAACTACTGAGTTGCCTGAAAATACTGTTTACACAACAATTCTTGATATTGGTGTGAACAATAAAGCGACTTTCAGAATTCCATACCACCAAGCAACCGAGTGGTTACGTTGTAGAGGTTATTTGCGAGGAAATTGGTCTTTTGGGACAAGCGTCATTACTAATCCGGTGTTGGATAATGGTATGTTGATTTTGTCAGTCATGACCCCATTGATGTCCCCAGTGAGTGGGCAATCAGTGGGTATCAATATATCTGTCCGGGCAGCGGATAATTTTGAGTTTGCTAATCCCCGTTCCTCTTTGGCCGATGACTCATCTACACAACCTCCATCATTCTTCGCAGTTCAATCGCGAGATGATGTTGAGATTGAAGGTGAATCTGCTGAATTTGGTGATATAGGGTCTAAGCATCCTTCAAGGTATGCTTTGAATTTTGGTGAGGCTGTTGTCTCACTAAGAACCCTATTGCATCGTTTGTCCATATACGATACAACTGTCGTTGGGAGTAGTGCTGCCACTCGTGTGGTAACGCATGTGAAATCCTTTTCACGACTGCCCCCTTCTTATGGTTATGATCCAAATGGGAGAAGCACAGCGAACAACATCCTCAATACTCCTGGCACATCAACCTTTAATTACACTCCAACACACCCCATTGTGTACGTTTCACAAATGTACGGGGCGTTTAGGGGGAGTGTGAACTATGTTGCCAATATCTCTCAAGATTTGGCACCATATGTAGGTGATGTTCGAGTCCAACGGGTAACCGATAGCACTCTTGGCGTACATCGTCGAGGTTCCATCGTGAACTCATTGAACACAGGAGGAACAGGAAGTGCAGCTGCATCATACTTTTTGCTCAGTATGGGTAACAACTCGTACGCAACAGCTGGCGCTGCTTTCACAAATTCACAGACTAATGCATCATTGTCTTGGAACGCACCTCACATGAGTGCGACCAATTTTAACTATGCTGATACAACTTACTCTATCAACGGAAACAATCCAGATCAGAGTGATGTTGAATGTACACTTCTGCAGATGAATATTAAACAATCTGCGGCATTGACCACAGTGGCTGATCAAGTGACTTACGTAACCTATGCAGGTTCAGGTCCAGATTACCATTGTGTGTGGTGGCTGTGTTGTCCAACAGTGGACTATTACGCGGTTATACCTACGTCAGCATAACTACCAGTCTTTTTTGACGAAAAATTCATGTGAAATTAGCCCCCAACCAGGGGAACTGCCGGGCACAGTCCGGGGGGTCGAGAGATTTTGGTTATATCTCGATACGAGCGTACATGCTCATGCGATAAAGATTAAGGTTGATGCCTACTGGGTTACCTGCGCATGAGCGTGGGCGTCCATCAACTTTACTGTGATCTTTTCAAATGGCATGCACGAG